ATCGTCTGGTTGCAGCTCTTTGCTCATGATTGCCCCTGTAGGTAATTGCCACGAATAGGGTCGCGTACCCTTTAAAACGCCACGATAAGGTCGTGTGCCTGTTTACAGTCTGTCACATTGTGACAAAAATTGTCAATAAGTGACTATTCTTGCTCTTGCTGCGGCATTAGCTGACGTAGTGCTGATAGGCCAACAGCTCCACCCATTACGCCTGCCATCAAGTTGGCAGAATTGCGTTTGGCTGGGTCAAAGGCTGCGTTGACGGATCGAATGTTGGCTGGATTCAAAACAATCGTATCTTGTCCTGTGTACATATTGCCGGAGCCTTCGCGGATAAAGACGGGGATCACATTTGCCCCCTCTGGACTAGATTCCACAAATCTCCCAAACTTGCCTTTGCGCAGCCGTTTCACCGAATGTGCGCTTGCCGCCTCTGGGCTTTTTGTGAGATATATTCCTTTCCCAACCCTGCCGGATGATGGCTTGAACTCATCAAAATCCGCATTGGTTCCGTGATACCAGGCAGTGCTAGTATCAAAGCCCATGTCCTGCGCCCTCTGCATCCTAGCAGCCTGAGACATATCTAACGCGCCTTCTGCCGCACCCTGAGCAGACCTAATACCAGCAGCACTTGGCACGAACGGCAGCATTCCAGCCAGAGTCATACCGTAGTTCAAAGCTGTGCGTTCCTCAGGATAATTGGCATACATTGCAGCGTCAGCACCTAGACCTGCCACATCACCCACAACAGGGACGGCGGACAGGGGCAAAGCAACTCCACCCAGTACGTCAGCTACCTGTTGGCCCATCGGCTTCGGCTGCGGGCGTTGTGCAGCATTCTGGATGGCTGTTTGTGCGCTGGCCATACCACTAGGTGCTGGGCCACCTTGCATCAATCCTGAAACAAATCCCCTGAGTGCTGACTGAGCCATGACTACCTCACAAACGGATTCAATGCACTGACGACCTTCAACTGGTTATCAATCTGCTGGCCTTGGGTTGCAACCTGATCCTTCTGTATCTTAGCTCCGGCTTCCTGGGCTTTGATCTGCGTATCCATGCGCTTCGTTTCAGCGTTGAACGAATCAAGCTGAAGATTGGCCTGCTCGGTCTGGAGACCCATCTGGAGTTTCTGGGCTTCCAGTTGAATCCTCGCCATCTCAAGTTGGAGCTTCTGCATATCCACTTGAGCGCGCATCTGATCTGCTTGGGCCTTCATCTGTTCAGCCTGAGCCAGAACCATTGCCGGGTCTTGAGCCTGACCTTGCATCTGCATCTTCTGCTGTAGCTCGGCCCTTTCCTCATCAGTCATCTGGGACTCAGGGATAATACCTTGTGCCAGCATCTGCGCCCGTCTGCGGTCAGCAAGAGCGTCAGCAACAGGGGAGACTACGTTCCTCAACAATAGGTCACCACCGAGCTTGAGTATGTCTGGATCAACCTGTGCCAGATCGAGCATTGTCCTAAGTGTTTGTTCCTGACGATTCCTGAAACTTGGGCCTGCTTTACACACAACGTCATACGTCCCGACAGAAAGGTCATTTACCTTCACTACTTTACCAGTTTGGTTATCAATAACTTCCTGGTTGATCGGCTTCATCTCCATAGAGCCGTCCTCGTACATCAACCGCATCTGGCGCTGATTGTCGTAAACTTTAGGAATCGTTGAGACTAGAATCTTCCCCGTATAACCAATGGCGATTTCAAGTGCTTGGAAATACTTATGAGTACCGTTGTCGCCCTTGCTCTGAAGTCGCTCAATGGCAACACCAGATTGAAGACCCGGATTGTCGCCCATGTTGGAAGCAAACAAGCCCGCAGACATACCAATGATGCCCCTCATGGCCTCGGAGATAGTCCTGAGTCCGGGGTTGATCTGAGCGCCACCCTGTTGCTGCGGTGGGCCGGGAAGTTGTGGGTCGATGTTGTAAAACTGTACCGGATCGCTGTTGGTATTCAGGGTCTGGAGCTGTAGTTCGTGACCAGCAGCTTGAGCCATCGTCATCCAATACTTAGACCGTGGAGCCAGTGCGCCTTCCTCAATCTCACGGGAGAGTGAGTAGTTCAGGACTCGCTGCGAATCCATCAGCTTCTCGACAGCGCCGTAATAGATCGTCTTGTTCTCAAGTATCTTGAAATTTGTATAAACAGGAACTACGGGCAGATAACAGAAAGCAGTATCCCGGTCATCCTCTAGCCAATCGGAAGCATCAAACAATCTCGAACAGACCTTCTTGTACTTACGTTCTCGCCTGCGGACTTCGGTAACGCCCATCGCCGCCAGTTCATCTGTGATGGTTTCGAAGTCATCGTTGACCTCATGCACCTGGCCGTTAGACATCAAGACCAGTTCGCGCATTTCTTCTTCGATGTACAGCAGTTCACCAATAACCACCACTTCAGCCTTGTCGTAGTATGCATCGCTTTCACGGTCATCCGATACGCTCGAACCCGACCCCTCCGGCCATCTCAGATAGTATTCACTGGTAGCTATCGGATGCAGAACAAAACAATATCTTGCATCGCACTTGTCCTGCATCTGGGCAGACGGATCGAACCATACCCTATCAATCGCATTACCAATCGGCTCGATGAGTAGGTCTTGGTCAAAGGAATTCTCGTCAGCGAACTTCTGCACTACTCGCCACGCATCGAAGCCACACGTTACAGCGCCACGACCAGCCTGAGCGTAAACCAGCGAAGCGTTGGATATGGTTTCTAAGTTGCGGATGATTGCGTCATAGACCTCGGCAATATCCTTTGTAGCTGCGCCACCGGCAGGGGACACCTTCACATCAAAGTCAGCCTGTTCTAGTTCTCCGGCGATCTGGTCGACAATGGGAGAAGCCATGTCAAAGGTGTAACGTGGCTTGTTTATATTGTTGTTCCACCAGTATGGTTCCCACTGACCGTCTCTCTTGGAAACGAACAAGTGAGCCTCACGGGCCTTCTCGCGGTTGTCATGGTCAGCCCACTGAGCAGCCTTGAGCATATTGATAACGTCATCGTGAGAGTCATACTTATCGCTCTCATCGTAGATTTCGTCACCCATCTCGGACGCTTTCTTGCTGATATAACTGTCGTCTTTCGAGTCCAGTTCTGTTCCGCTTTCGTACTCGGCCATTATCTTCCACCCCATCCGGCGAATTTGATTGTAGCCACATTGGAAATCGTGGCCTTGGGTGAGTACATCGACATCATCAGACTGTCACCCATGTTTGGAGACGGCAACTGGTACGGCTTCTTAGCCATCTCAATCTTGCTCATGATCTGTATCTTACCATTATTGTTACGCTTTAGTGGAATACGGCAGACCTCAGCCCTTAGTTGATCAAGGTTATCAATGTTTGAAGACAGGGAAATCATCTCATCTGGATTGATATACCTCTTCTGCTCAACTGCTCGCCATGTAGCCTCGAACCGTTCGCGTAGCTTCCACCAGTATTGCGCTCGTTTGTTGAAAAACGTATCCCGATTGGTTTTATGTTGATCCTTGTCACTAGCGTAGACCGATTCGGCATCATCGGGAGATTCACTACCCCGGAACATCCACCACTGCATCTTAGTTCCGCTCAGTGCCTGCTCAACCTGGCGCTTTAAACTAATCCCCATCCCGTCACAGTCCCACACAAACCAATCTGCTCCAGCCTTTCTCGATTCCTCAAGCGCCCAGTCCATGCCAGCGTTCGAGTCTCCAGTGGTCTTCTCCATTACCTGAAGAACAACCGAACCCCTGCGTATCGCTAGACCTTTCGTGTCTCCACCCTCATCAGATGGGTCGTGGGAAGCAATGATTGCGCCCTCTGGTTTAAAGCCCAGCTTTTCGTGAGCGTCAATTGCAGCATCAAACCACTCCACCGGAATGATTGAATCCTCTACCTCATCGTAATACTCACCCAGCCATATGTGACGATAAAGAGCTGTTGACAGGTTGGATTGGTCATAAGCCCGTTCCTGCTCCAGTACATCTGGGAAGAATGGGTTGTCGTCATAGTTCACCCAGAGGACAAGATGAAGGTCGTCTTCGTACATTTTGTCCCTTCTCAACTGCTTCTCCCACGGTTTGATGAATCGCTGGGAGAATACATCGGACGAATGCCTTGGGTTACCTGTCATCCAGATCTCGGAATCCTCTGAGCGGAGAGTAGGCGTTAGAGCCTTGAGAGAATCGAACGATATGGTCTGAGCCTCTTCCACCCAGAACCTCTTGAAACCATGCATCGACTTGATGCCTTCCGGGTTTCTAGCGAGACCTCGGAACTTGAAAGCATCCTGGCCGTTGTGCTGGATGGAGCTGGCCTGAACCTTGAACCCTTGTAGGTCTAAGCGTTCAATCTCAGCAGACAAGAGAGCGTGAACAGAGTCATCCATGCTTACTTGGAACTCACGGAAGCAAGCCGTCCTGATTCCCTTGGTCTGCGCATCCATCAGGCAGATGTCACCGACTGACTGACTCTTGCCTGATCCCCTGCCACCGATAACGATCTTGAACCGCTTGGGCTTTTCCAGCAGCGGCAAGAGCTTTCTCGGTACTGTCATCTCAGGCATCGACTACCTTGATCGTCCAAGTCATGTCAGTCTTGATCGGGCTTCCGTCTGGGCCAGAAAGCTCTTGTTCCGTCTTGTCCTTGTAACCTGCGTTGTTCTTCAGCCAGAAGATTGACCAGTACAAGCCGAGCTGTGCAGGTTTTTCTCTACCGCTATTTCAACTCTCTGCTTTGCCTTTTTTACTACCGCACTAAATTCGTCGTTCTCGCCATACCTTCGGAGACTTTCTGTAGCCATATCAAGATGATAGGCGAGACCAGAGATCAGCGGAGGATTCTTGTCGTCACACTGGGCAAAATACTGGTCAATAGCCTGCTGCATTTCTTCAGGCGTCTTGAACTTTGGCGGCCTTCCTGCTGGCATTACTCGAACTTCCCTTTGGACTTCTTGGCCTTCTCAGCAACGCTTAAAGCGATAGCTACAGCCTGCTTCTGGGGTTTGCCGGATGCCATCTCAGTTTTGATGTTCTTGGAGATAGTTTTCTTACCGTAACCTTTCTTCATTGGCATAGCGTCAACTCCTCTTTGTGGTGATTGCTAAAATGGTTCCAGGCGTCGCTCATATACTGGATGTATATCTGCTTGGGCTTGCCTGAGTCCATACAAATCCCGATACAGATGGCAGAACAGATTTTCATGGCATCCTCTGCCGATATCTCAGAGTCATCCAGTGTGTTAGCTATTTGCTCGAATACTTGCTCAGGTGTCATGCCCATATTTTAACCCCTTGTGTGAAGATTGTCACCTTGGCCCCATGTAGCTACAGCGATTGTTGATATCTCCGTAGTTCCATGTTTCGCTTCTTTTTTTAGCTGTTGTTGGGTTAACAGTGGATTGAATGGATTCTGTCAGTCATCTGACGGGATAACAACGGGCCTCCAATCAGTGGAATCTTTGTTACTTTTCCCCACATTACAGTCTGCACATAAAATTTGAAGGTTATTGAAGTCTAGCGCCAAACTGGGAAACTTGGATCTTGGCTTGATATGGTCAACGTGGATTATCACCTTGTGATCCCTGTAGTTCCTTCCACACGCCAGACAAGACCCACCATACTTCCGAATGACCCTATACCTCAGTTCCTGCCACTCCTTGCTCTCGTAAAAGGATTTGCGATCTTCAGAAGTCTCCTTTTGGCGCTTGGGCTTCTTCGTTGATCCGGTCGTCTTGAGATCAGGAATGTCACTCCTCTCAGGCTTCCATGACCACCCATCATGCTTAGGGCTGGCAGCGTTGATTACTACAGGAATCACCTTCTCACGCTTTTTCTTCTTCCGACTAGCCATACTCATGAGTCGGTGTAACTGCTCTTGGCTTACCTCAACCTCTGACAACCTCGTCATCAACTTAGGGCCAGCACCTACCAGCGTCTTGACGTACTCTATCTGTTTCTTGCTAAAGGCTCCTCTGACGTTCCTGGCCTTATCAATCTGCTCTCTGCTTAGCCTCATAATATTCCCTATGGAAACGGTTGCTAGCTGCAAACAAGCCCCTACCCCTGAACAGGGCATAGAGGCTGGTTATTCCCCACGGAGCCACGTATAGCTTCGCTTTGGGTGTTGCCTCAGAGTAGTTGGCAATACCAGCAATTCAAGTGCCTATCTCGCACCCTCCACGGCTTAAATTACTTAGCAGCCTTGCGCCTGTGGTTCGTTCATGGCGCACTACACTTTGGCCGGTCTGTTTGCCCTTTCAGCAATACCACAGGTACGCTTGACAGGTGACGTTTCTCTCCAAAAGTGTTCAGGCACAAAAAAACCCGCTTTGATGGGTTGGCTGGTGTGGAAGAAGCCTAAGGAACTTGGCTTGACCAAACCAACCCATCAAAACAGGCTGATTTGTTCCTTATGTTCGGCTTCCACCCCGGCCAGATTTTCGCCTGACGTTGCCATTTTAATCAGCCCGCCCACCCTCTGCAAGCCCTTTTTGCTATGCCTTGTTAAATTCTTTTGCTTCTTTAATAGCCCCTAGAATCGCATATACGGCAAAACGATTCCAAGTAATACCCAACACTCGGGCGTTAGCTTTTCCTTCCTCCAGCAGCGATACAGGCAGCCTGACGCTGATCGTGGTAGATGGCGGTCTGTGTGACTTGCCTTTGTTGGGAGCTGGGGTGCCTTTTGGTCTGCCTCGGTTGTTCATGGTCACTCCTTTGTCGTTCCAGTTAGTATTTTCCATGCTGTTGCAGCCACGATTGAAACCTGACCATTTCCAATGGCTTTAAGTCTGTCCACCCTAGCGGCCACCCCATCAGCCACTCTACCCACATCGGGTTCAGATGCCCACCAACTCGACTGGCTAGTGTTGGCTCGTTTCTGTTCGCTTCGCTGGGCGCATTGGTTTCCTTTGCATTGTGTGCTGTTGGTGTCGGCCAGAAGCCAGAACCTGTCCCGCTGATGGGGCGCTCCGCAGTCGGATGCTGAAACAATGCACCACTGCGCGTCATACCCCATTTCGGCAAGGTCACCGATGACCATTGCAGCGCCTCGTCCCACAAGCAAAGGTGAGTTCTCCACGAACGCGAATCTAGGTCGTACTTCACCGATAATTCTTGCCATGTGTTTCCACATACTGCTTCGCTCTCCTTCAATTCCGACACCCTTTCCTGCGGCGGATATGTCCTGGCAAGGAAATCCCCCTGAAACCACATCAACAAGTCCTCGCCACGGCTTTCCGTCAAAGGTTTGAACGTCATCCCAAATCGGGAAAGGCGGGAGAATACCGTCATTTTGTCTAGCGGCAAGTACGCAAGCTGGGTATGGCTCCCACTCAACTGCGCAGACGGTTCGCCATCCGAGTAGGTGTCCTCCAAGGATTCCTCCTCCAGCTCCTGCGAACAAGGCCAGCTCTCGTAAAGTGCTTTGCTGATTATCCACATTGTTTACCCTCTTATGCCCCGTTTCCGGGGCTGTGTGATTAGGCTTGCTGGGTAATCAACCGGATAGCGTCTCTGATTGCAGAATCGGCCTGCTGGATGCGATCCTCCGAGCTGTCTGCCAAAAATGCTCCGCCGAATTCATCTTCATATTTTTCGCGCAGCACCTCGGCGCGAATCAGCTTGCCAGCCTCAGCAATACGCTGGCCCTGTGCGATGATGGTCAATGCCTTGGTTTCGATGCTGCTCATGTCGCGCTCCTTTGTTGTGTTGTTGTCCTGCTATGGACGGCATTAAACCCAATGCTTTAATCCATTGCAACACTTATTTTGACTTACTTTTGAAATAGTTTGTAACACTATTCTTTCATCCAGTGTGCTTCCTTCCCCTTCGCCCACTTGATCTGCTTATGGGTGATCCAGCCCTCAACCTCTGGAAGCATAGGCCGGTTCGCATCGACCACCAGACTACGGGGCCAAACGCCCATCTTCTCCCTGTACTGGTGAGCAGCCCAGCCCTCTGAGTACCCTTTAAATCGAGCGTAGCGGAGCAGTGAGGAATACCAGGCTGACTTCTCGGCCATCGTGTACGTCCTGACCTTCTCAATCTTCTGGAGCATTGTGCCATCGGTTTCGATCTGCTCACGAATCGGGATCGTATATCCACACTGACACCGAATGCCCATCATCTGCTTCTTGCATACCGGACAAGTCTGAACCCGCTTTTCCTTTTCCTCCCTCTCTTTAACTTGTCGTTGCTCTTGGAAGTTCTGCTCACCATCGTCCAGTACAGACGGGATCAGGGACTCAGCAAAACCATGCCTTGCTACGTTGCCAGCGTGATCCAAATAGATTGCTTTGTCCTTGCCAGGAGCTGTTCTGAATATTCTTCCTGCGCGTTGCTGGTAGACAATAAGTGACCGAGTAGGGAAGCAGTCGATCAATGTTCTAACGGTCGGTGCGTCATAGCCGGTATTAAGAAGTCTTGAGCAGCTCAGGATTTTAATAGTCCCGTCATCGTGGGCCTTGAACAGCCGCTTCCGTTCCTCCTCGTCCATGTACCCGTCAATGTGTGCAGCAGATATGCCAGCATCCAAGAACAGGTCGACAAGGTATTTGGAATGCTTAATCGATGGGCTGAAGGCTATGGTTTGTCCTACACCGTGTCGCTGCCAATTAAGCACGATGTCACCTGCTAGTTCCTTGTCGTTCTCAATGGCTTCAGAGAGTGCTTCAGGGTCGTAGTCAGATCCACCAGTCTTAAGTGCTTTGGTTTTAATACCCTTCGTTGATACCGACCGGCCACCGTAGTAATCAACAGGACACAGATACCCTTGATCGAGCAGCTCCTGAGTCGTAATCGGAACCAGCAGGTCATCGTATACCTTGCCCAGTCCCTTGCTGTAGGGAGTCGCTGAGAGACCAATGAACGGCACTTGATCGTAACGCTCCATGAGTTGCGTCAGGGAGTCGTAGGCCGTATGGCATTCATCGACTATTGCTAAATCAAAATCCGGCTTCCTGTCGCGTCTAGCTACAGTCTGGATGCTAGCGATCTGGATAGGTTTCGTGTGGTCGGTCTGGTAGTGCTGCGCCTGCATTACCCCAAAGTCCAAGCCCAGTGCCTCGAATGCAGATGTGGTCTGGTCGATCAGCTTAACTCGGTCAGCGAAGAAAATAACCCGCTTACCCTTCTCAGCAGCAGCCTTGAGTAACCAGGCAGCAGTGATAGTTTTACCGAAAGAACAAGGTGCAGCCAGCAGTGGTCTCTTGTGTCCAGTCCTCAGTGAGTGCCGGATCATTTCAATAGCTTTGATCTGGTGCGGTCTTAATTCCATACTGTTTACCCTCTTTTGCTTTTTATTATGAATCCGACAATATACATAAAAAAAGGGAGCATATACAATGCCCCCCGTTAGCCCTCAGCTGTACCGCTTTAGCCCCTTCCTTTCGGTTGGGGCTTTTTAATCACTTCTCAATTATCAAGCCACACTCTATACATTTATAGCTCGAAATCATCCCCACCCAAGTCCCCAGTCTGGACTCGTACTTTACTTGAGGTACTAGAGTGTGTGCAGAATGCTGCCCGCTCTTTTGCTGACAGGGTGTTGAATTGATAGGAGGACATTCCGATTGGTATTTCCTCAACTCTACCGCCACGGCTTAGAAACTCCTCTTTCTGCTGATCTAAATTAGACAACCAGTCTGGCTGACTTCGTTTCCCGGAATCGGTCAAAACGAATCTTCTAGTGCTTCTCTGATTCATGACATTTCTCATCGTGGTGGCAGGTCTGGCATATAGGTGGCATCCGATCTAGAGGTAGCACTATAGGCTCGTAGCGGTCACAGATATCAGGGACTTTCAGACCCCACGTTATCGGATCGCATTTACACTTTTGAATGTTAGTCATCGCCGTATTCCATTTCGATCAGCATTTCGATGCAGTGAATAGCTTTCAACAAATCCTGTTTACCACCTTTCACTTTGTACCGAGTGACATACTTGATGGCGGTGTGCTGGCAGGCGTTGAGGTTGTTTTTCATTGAATATTCCATCGGCTGTATCGGCATGAATTTGTAATGATCGCCACCAACCTGCTTATTGATTGCTGTCATCGCATCACCTCCTTAGTTTATTTTTATTGCTTCAGACAGTTTTTGAAGCTGCCCAGACTTTTCCATTTCGGCCAGTGTATGCATGGCAGTTGCAGCTCTTTCGAGAAGAATCACCATCCTTTCAAGCCTGTCGAAATTTGCAGCTTTCTCTATTTTAGATAAGCCTGCCGCCATCGTGTCTGCCGCTGTACGCACTGTTGAGCTAGCCTTCTTTGCGCTGTCTGAAAACTCGGTGTGTGTCTTGTTGAAAGCACTTATGACTGTGGAAAATCGCTTGTTTGCGTCTTCCGTAATTTCGATTGCTTTATATACATCTGCGTTCATACTTTTTGCCACCCCAGTAAAATAATCTTCGATCAAGATATGCGTTATGACTGCGTGTTCTACATCACTCTGCCGATATAACGGGCCATGTCTGTCATATTTAGCCGGAGCAATCATCAGCGAGTATGTCACCTTAGAGCCTCCTCTTCTTTTATAAACACTCCGTTGCCGTTGAGAAATCCCCTGCGATCTTTGATCTGGTAATAAGCTATACCGAGACATTCTTCCAGTGTAGTGCCTGACATGACTGCCAGGTTGTTTAACACCACAAGACAGTCGCCGAGGTCGTCTCGCACATCCCTTTGCTTTGCGATATTGGACGCCAGTTCTCCCATCTCCTCCATTAACTTCAGCATCTGCGTTTCCCTCCGGCCATTCTTGAAGATCAGCCTGTCTTCGCTCCACTTGGTACAGTCGGCAATCAATTTTTCGATCATACAATCCTCACAATAATTCCTATTAAAAAAACAACGATAGTTAACATAGCGAAAACGGTTATGGTCAGTTGGGTTAGCAGTCGGATCATAAACTTGTCCTCGGCTTGTACCTGATCTTGTCCAGATCGAGGCTGCGAATATAGGCGTTAAAACGCCCTAGACATTCCCCACGGGTTGAACCGAACCAAGTCAATCTAACGACCCCATCGTCACTGGTCAGCATCCAGAAGTGGTCTGAAATCTTCTTGAGTACCATTATTCATACTCCTTGAATGATCCGATTTCCTCGTTGATATCGTACCCCTCTTGATACTCCAGCCACTCTTGCGAATCCGGCTTCAACCAAATGATCGTCTTGCCAAGCATTTTATGCGGCACCCGGCCACGGCGGTAGTAAGAGTCCGCAGCGCCACGGTCAAATGGTGATCCATGTGATTGATTGATGCCTTCTGCTCGATCCAATGGCGATTTATGTTCATTGTTCATTGCAGCACCCCATCAACTAATTCAAGGATGATGTATAGCCACACTGCGTATACACACGCAGCGGCCAGGAAGGTGTTAATTGCTCGTTTCATTTGCAGCTCCTCAGAAATCTGCCTATTTCTTGGCAGTGGGTGGGACTGTAAAGCGTATGCTTCAAACTGTCTAGCCCTCAGTTTGTAACAATTTGTCGCCAGTTCCGGGAAGGAGATTCGCCACGCTCTAATCGCCTGATTTCTTCAGATACTTCAGAGCGCATCTGGATTAGCTCAGGAGCCGTCCACGCCCTTACCCTTGGGGCAGTATCAAGATATTCGACAATCGCGCTCCCGTAGCGTTCTAGAAGCCCTGAACGGTATCCCTCTACGTTCCCAGACTGGTACAGGTTACAGGGGACACACTGACCGTGAAGGTTAAGCAGATCGTATCGTAATCCGCTATTAGCTCCCCGTGACTTGAAGTGACCGGCGTTCCTCATCCTGCCACCCTGATCTGGCCTGCCGCATGAGATACAGGGTTTCCCCTGATCCAAAAGGAGACAAAGACGGTTGACAGTAGCTTGAGTGAGTTTGTGCTGGTGCCGGATATCGCCAGCTTTGACCTGAGCCTTTTGCGCTTTGTGAGCCGTAGCCTGGGCCTTCTCACGGGACTTCTGAGCCTTCGCCCTGCCGTAATCCACGGCGTGTTGGAGTGAGCAAAAAGAGCCTGCCGGGAGCCTCAGAACAGAGTCTGATGGATGGTATTCCCGACAGTGCAAGCATCTGGCTTTACTGTTCGCCATTGAAGTGCCGAAATCTGGGCCACACAGGCTGTATGGTCAACGGCCCAACGCGCAGCTTTCGCTTGAGCGCCAGCCTTTTGCTTGCGATTGCCTGCACAGCCTC